GTACCCGTTCCAAAGAAAGACACTCGTACAAAACGCGGTGAGGTTGCTTTATTACATTCTACCGATTGGCAATTAGGTAAACAGACTCTTACTTACGACACAAAAGAATGTGAGCGTTTGGTTAATCAAAGTATCGAAAAAACTATACGAATTACAAACATTCAGCGAGCGGATCACCCAGTAAAGAAAATTGTTTTAATGATGGGAGGAGACATTGTTGAAAACACCACCATTTTCCCTTCGCAGGCTTATGAAGTAGATTCCGACATTATGGCGCAATTTATTGCAGCTTCCAGAATTCTTGTAGATGTGGTTCGGATACTTTTAACAAATTATGAAGAAGTTGAAGTTGTTTGTGAGGAAGGCAACCACGGGCGTATGGGTAAATTTGGAGAATTACCTAAGCATATTAACTGGGATAAGCTTGTTTATATGTTTGCGGGTGAAGCACTCAAAAACGAAAAACGCTTAAAATGGCAAATGAGCAACGAAGATATTAAAAGGGTAACTATTGGAAACTACAAGGCGCTACTTATACATGGCGACGAAATTCGATGGGGAACCGCTTCAACGATTGTTCGATTTGCTGACCGTTGGAAATCTGGAGCCTATAAGTTTTTTGATGAAGTGGATAAAATTACCAAAGGATTCGACTTTCGTGATTTATACATAGGGCATTATCACCAACATCAATCATGGAACATGGCTAACGGTGAAGGCAGTGTGTTTATGTCTGCCGCAGTAGAATCTGGAAATAGTTACGCAAGGGATTTACTTGCCAGCAATGGTGAACCATCTCAACGCTTGCACTTTATTGATCCAGATAAAGGCCGAGTGACATCTGAGCATAGATTATGGCTTTCTTGATTATGGTTAAAAAAGACAATACTCAATCGCTAGATTAGGAGACAAAATGGAACTGTCAGAATATGGATTAACGGTTACTGTAGAAACAATCACGCCAGAGATGGCTGAGCAGTATCTTGGTAACAATCACAAGCACCGCGATATTAAAGACATCAAGGTGGAGAAATTAGCTGCCGCAATGACTGGCGATGACTGGCAACTAAATGGCAAAACTATTGTCTTTGATAAAGATGGAGTATTGCTTAATGGCCAACACCGATTGGCGGCTGTAGTTTTATCGGGTAAATCCCTCACAACTCTTGTTGTTAAAGGAATTGAAAAAGAAGCCATTCTGGGTAAAGAATAATTTGCAATGACAACAATAATTGCGGTGCAACATAAGAACGGTGTGAAGTTTGGCGCTGATTCTTTGGTAACGGCTAACCGTAAATTTAATCACCCGCGAATGGTTAAAATCTCTCAGCGAGGTCAATTTATTATTGCTGGCGCTGGTGAAGCCGCCGCTTGCGATATAGCTCAACACCTATGGACTCCCCCTAATCCAATGGCGACAGACAAGAAAGACATTTACCATTTTGTTATTGCAAAGGTTGTACCCTCGCTAAAGCAATGCTTCAAAGAAAACGAATATAAGTGGGATAAAGACAGCGACGATGGGGATTACAATTTTGCTTTCTTAATAGCGGTCTGCGGTGAGGTTTTTGATATAGCAGACGATTTTGCAGTCAGCCTAGACTCATCGGGATTTTACGGCGTAGGTTCCGGCTCTAGCCTAGCTTTGGGCGCACTCGAAGCCGGGGCTGGTATTGAGCAAGCCCTAGAGATTGCCAGCAAGCACGATCCCTATACCGGCGCGCCCTACCTATTTATGGAGCAGTTGAAAGCCTAGTCATCATCGCCTGATTCGTCGCCTAAATCTACAAAATTGACCTGCGTTACATCTAATCCCTGATTCTTAGCCGCCATTAAGCCCGTTACAAACAGAGTACTAGCGCGAGCCACGATATCGTCTATTTGATCGGGGTATTGCATATCAGCCTCTACCATCACGGCAAGGCTCCAAAGGCTTATCTGAACTCTAATCATGGGTCAATACTGGCACGAAACACGCCTCGGCGGGTGCTTCCCAAACCGTAATCTATGCCTTAAGGTTCCCTCAACAGGTTCCGCAGGAACCCCAAACAGATAGAAGGCAAAAATGGCTAAGTTTAATTTAGATGATTATGAAACGGTGGAATCTCGGCTCAAAAGATTCTGGGAGCAATTTCCTAACGGTAGAATTCACACATTTCTAGTACACAGAGATGAGCGAAGTTTTATCGTTCGCACCGAGCTCTATACAAACCAAGAAGATATGCGGCCAATCACAACTGGTATGGCTGAAGAAATTATCGGCGTTGGAATGGTCAATACAACAAGCGCACTTGAAAATGCAGAGAGCAGTTCGATAGGCAGGGCGCTCGCTAACTTTATATTCTCAGGTAACAAACGCCCTAGCCGTCAAGAGATGGAAAAGGTCGAGCGTTACGATAAAGAACCGCGTAAACCTTTATACGCAGTTAAAACAATTACTCCCGAAGAAATGATACGACTTGAATCGGTCTTAATTATTATTCAATCGTGCGAGAAGATTGAACTACTGCGCAAAATCTGGAACGATGAAAAAGATTCCCTAGATATAAAGGTCAGCAATACAACGCTCAAAGATGCGCTGAATAAGAGAGTGCAGGAACTATCGTGAAACGCACCTCAGTAGAGGCTCGCGCCAAGATTGAACCTAAAATTGGAACGCTACGCCGCAAAGTATATGAATTCCTTATCAACAGAGGATCAGATGGGGCAACCGACCAAGAAATAGAAAAATACTTACATCTTGACGGCAATACGGTTCGACCTATTCGAGGTTCACTTGTTACCGACGGTCTAGTTAAAGATACGGGTGCAACGCGCATTAACGAAAAAAACAATAAGTGCGTTGTTTGGCAAATAACAGAGAATAGGATGTTGTTATGAAAATCTTTTGCAAAACTAAACAGCATTGGGAGATTAACAACGGCAAGCTGATTCTCGGCGCAAAAACGGATGAGTTCTTAGCCGAGCAACTAGCGAAGATGACAGCCCGATTAGAGGCTGAGATTCGCTTAGATATTTACGAGCAGATATGCGCGATTGACTTTACGCACAATAGAAAGTTAATTGTTAAATCGGGTATTGAAAATGTTGCGCTACAGGTGCAGGATATCTGCGCGCAAATAGCGTTAGGAGAAAAGAAATGAGCGTAGTAACTCCAGAGCAAGTTGAGACTCGGCTAAAGGATCTCAGTAAACTAATAGATGAAGCGCACGATAATCTGGTCATTGCAGAGTTGGATTATCATAAAAACAAAGCCGATTACGAAATTGAGATGGCGCGAGCGCGTTTAGATTTAGCGCAAAAATCCTCTCCTTCGGGCAAAAATTACACAGTAGGCGAGCGCGAGGATTTAGCCCTTGTTCTCAATAACGATATGCACCGAGTGGTAGCAGGAGACGAAGCGGTGGTAAAAGCTAACCGTGCAAATGTTGCCAGGCTACGAGTTCAGGTTGATATAGCTCGTTCCATCGGTACATCGGTTCGGATAGGGATGGATACGGCGTGAGCGATGTAGCAAAGATGCTTACTACCGCACTTGCTGGTCACGATAAACAGCGAGATAGGTCAAAGCAAATAGATGTTGGGCCGTCCTCTATCGGTGATTGCCGGCGCAGGGTATTTATGACCCTAACAAATGCGCCGAAGATTAACGAGACAGATTCTTTAGCGGCGATTATGGGTACATTCATACACGCTGGAATTGCTGAGGCGATAAAAAGAGAGGATCCGTTTAACGATAACTTCCTGATTGAGCAAGAGTTTTCGATAGAAGGATTACGCGGTCATATTGACCTCTACATAAAAGACAAAAAACAAATCGTGGACTGGAAAACCACAAAGGTCAAGTCACTTAGATACTTTCCCTCGGAGCAACAACGGATGCAGGTGCAGGTTTATGGATATCTACTTACGCAAAACGGGTATGAAGTAGAAAATGTAACGCTAGTTGCTATTGCCAGAGATGGCACTTCCCAAGATGTACGCGAACACACAGAGCCGTATGACGAGAAAATGGCGTTAGATGGCTTAGCGTGGCTTGCAGAAGTAAGAGATGCGGTTAAAAATAATCTTCCTCCGCTCCCTGAAAAGGAAGTGTATTTCTGTCGCTCTTGGTGTAGCTACTACGATGCAACGGGGGTCAATGGGTGTCAATCAAAATCACGGTAACCGAGGCCGCTAATCGTTACCGCGTTAATCAACGGACTATCTTCAGATGGGTAAAAGATTACAAGATTGCCCAATATGAAGATGGCACTTATGACTTCGATCAGTTAGAAAACGCGGTAAACGATGCCATTCCTAAGATTTATGGCTACTTAGATGTGGACTGGGATAACGCCGCGTGTAGGGGATTGCCTACCGATTTCTTCTACAAAGTTGAGGAAAGGGGCGTACTTAAACTCATTGATGTGGACATATTCCGCTTCACCTGCGCCCCTTGCCCTATCTGGAAACAATGTCTAGGTTATGCAAGCAAGAACGAAGGCTATGGCGTATGGGGCGGCATGACGGCAGAAGAAAGGAAATCTTTGATGGATGACAAAAAATCAGATGTCAGAGATAAAGTGCTAAAAGATTTTGCAAAGTACGGGCTTACCGAAACAATGATCTATGAAGCGATTGGCAAATAATGGTTGTGGAACCCCTTTCTTATACACAAGCGTATGAATTGGTTTCCAATTTTCATTATCTTGGAAAAACAAGATTTGTAAGTCAATACCGATATGGATTGTTTAACGAAGGAGAATTAGTGGGCGCAGTTGTTTATCAACCTTTAGCAGCACCGAACTCAGCAACATCAGCTTTTGGCTTACCAAGAGGTAACTATAAAGAATTTGTTGAAATGAGCAGGTTAGTTCTCAATCCAAATCTTAATGGTCAAAATTACGGCTCAATGTTGATAGGAAAAAGTTTAAGGTTCTTAAAAAAAGAAGGAATTAAAGCCGTCTTAAGTTATGCAGACTCTAGCCGCCATTTAGGAATGGTTTATCAGGCATCTAATTATGGATATTACGGAGTAACTGCTCAAAAATGCGACTATCAAATGCCCGATGGTTCAATCAAGCAAAGAGGCAAA